ATGGAAGAACAGCGCCGTTCAGCTATCCGTTCAGCGTTCTATGTTGACCAGCTTCTTAGTGGCACTGGCCCTAACATGACAGCTACAGAGGTTGTGCAAAGGCAGGAAGAACGCATGCGGGTCATTGGCCCTGTGCTGGGTAGGTTGATGAATGAGATGCTGCGGCCTCTTATTGACCGTGTATTTGCGCTAATGCTGCGCAGTGATATGCTTCAACAACCGCCTGAGATTTTGCAAGGACGCGATGTTGATGTTGAATATGTATCTCCATTAGCCCGTGCGCAGAAGTCAAGCAGTCTTAACAGCACAATGAAGGCGTTAGAGATATTAATGCCACTATCACAGTCAATACCAGTGGGCGACCACATTGATGCAGATGGATTAGTAAAGCATGTGACTGATGCACTAGGTGTTCCTAAGACAGCATTGAAGTCGGAACGTGAAGTACAGCAAGTTAGAGAGGAACGTGCAGCGCAACAGCAGCAGCAGATGGAGATGATGCAAGAACAGCAAGATGTCCAGAACGCAGCCCAACTAGCGCAAGCGTCCAGAATGGTTAGCAAGTGAACCAAGAAATAGAAAAGCTAAAAGACCTTTACAGACAGACATTTAACACAGACAGTTCAGCTAAAGTATTAGCTGACTTAGAGGCACGGTGTAACTATCGTGCCTTGAGTTATGTTGCTGGCGATGCAAACGCCACAGCATTTGAGGAAGGGAAACGTGCAGTTATCCTTCATATCCACAACATGATGAAAGAGGAATAATATGTCAGAAGAAATGGTCGAACAGGTAGCCCAGCCAGAGGCTGCGCCGATGATGGAGACACCATCAGAGGTTGCATCAGGCGGGTCTGGTAACGATTTTTTACAGATGATACCAGAGGAATTACGCGAACATCCAAGCATATCACCTATTAAGGATGTTGAAAATCTAGCCCGTTCCTATGTAAACGCACAAAGATTGATTGGCGCAGACAAGATTGCAGTGCCAGTCAACCCAACAGACGAAGACTTAGACCGCATTTATGACCGACTAGGCAGACCAGAAAAGCCTGGTGACTACGGCATTGATGTCGATGGCAACGTAATTACTGAGGAATTGGCTACAAATTACGCTGATGTTGCGCATAAGTTGCGCCTTACACCAGACCAAGCCAAGGGTGTTCTCGATTATTACAGAAGCACTGTTGAACAATCTGGGGCTGCTTCATTAGAAGCGGCAGAGGTTGCCAAAGAACAGACAGTAGAATCCTTGCGCAGTGAGTGGGGCAGGGCTTTTGACCAAAAAGTTGAAGCTGCTGCACAGGTTGCCCAAGAGTTCGGCAATCCTGATATGTTCAACATTACTTTAGCAGATGGTTCAAAGCTTGGTGATAACGCTGAGTTTATTAAAGCATTTGCAAAAATTGCTGATTTCCGGCAAACTGTGACCAGTGAAGACACTGTTGCAGAAATGTCACAGTCAAGTGTAATGACACCAGCTACAGCGCAAGCTGAGATTGATGCCATTATGAATGACAAGTCTCATGCTTATTGGGATAAAAAGAACCCGATTGCAAGAAACAGGGCTGTAGAACGGATGCAACATTTGATGGAACAGTTACATGGATAATGAACTTTCCGTCACAGATATTCGGCTTGAGTGCCTACGATTAGCTGTCGAGTTTGGTAGCCAGCGTGACGTACTCAATCCACACCTACTCGCAGACCAATACTATGAGTGGGTAACGCGGGGTAGCGAGGGAACTCGTCCTGCTGACGACCAGAAAGATGGGGGCCATAAGTCGGCTGTAAAGACTAGGAGTGTCCGTAAAACGGGTAGCGCACCGCAAAGTTCAAATGTAACCGTGTAAAAGGAGGACGCTATGTCCACAGAAGTAACCACGGCATTTGTCCAGCAGTATTCTGCAAACGTGCAGATGCTATCGCAGCAGATGGGTTCCCGTCTGCGTGATGCGGTGCGCGTAGAGAATATGACTGGTAAAAATGCTTTCTTTGACCAGGTTGGTAAGGCAACTGCGCAAAAGCGTACAACTCGCCACGCCGACACACCACAGATTGATACACCACACGCACGTCGCCGTGTATCACTCGTTGACTATGAGTATGCAGACCTGATTGATGACCAGGACAAAGTACGCATGCTTATCGACCCAACATCAGCATATGCACAAGCTGCTGCCGCAGCTATGGGCCGCGCAATGGACGATGAAATCATCGCTTCAGCACTCGGCACAGCATTTACTGGTGAGACAGGTTCAACCTCAACAGCGTTGCCAGCAGGCCAGCAAATTGCTAACGGTTCTGCTGACATGTCACTTGCAAAGTTGCGTGAAGCCAAGAAGATTCTTGACTTGGCAGATGTTGACCCATCTATCCCACGTTACATCGCATGTGGCCCTGACCAGATTGAAGCACTCTTGGCTGACACAAACGTCACATCAAGCGACTTCAACACTGTGAAGGCACTTGTTCAAGGTGAAGTAAACCAGTTCATGGGCTTTAACTTCATCGTTTCTAACCGTCTGTCAAAAACTGGCAACATCCGTTCATGCTTTGCATGGGCAGAGGATGGTCTTGCATTGGCAGTGGGCCGTGACGTAATGGCGCGTATTGATGAGCGTAGCGACAAAGGCTATGCAACTCAGGTGTACTATTGCATGTCAATCGGTTCCACTCGTATGGAAGAAGAAAAAGTTGTCCAGATTGACTGTGACGAATCAGCTTAAGGGAGAGTGACAAATGACTACTAAGAACTCAACACTTGTAGCTAACTTTGAAGCTACTCCTCAAGTTGCTAATGCTGCCCACAATCTGCACGGTGTTGTCCGTGTAGCACAGGGAACCATTGCATTGGCGGCTGGCGACAGCACAGACAACGACATTGTTATGCTTGCACCTATCCCAGCAAATGCCTCTATCACTTCACTGAAGATTGGTAGCGACACCCTGGGTGGTTCATGCACATTCAATGTTGGCATCTACACAGACGCTGGCGTGGTAAAAGATGAAGACTTCTTTGGCACTCTGGTTGCTGACCAAGCAGCTATGACTGACCTTCGTAATGAAGAAGCCGACATCAACACCATCGGTCAGCAGTTGTTTGAGATGGCTGGCGATTCAAATGGTGACGAAGCGTACTACTACATCGCAGCAACATTTTCTGCGACAGGTGGCACTGCTGGTGACATGTCATTCATCATTGAATACGTTGTAAACTAAGTCATGTGGGGGCGGGAAACCGCCCCCATACAACTCATCATGCTGGAGGGCGATATGATGAAACCGTGCGGCGATTTTCGCTGGGATTTAGAAGTAGGACAAATAGCCGAAAGATGGCTAGGAGAAATACTAGACGGGAATACAATAGAAGTTAAAAGAGACTTCAAAGCGTTAGAAACTGGTAATGTTTATGTTGAATATCATTGCTGGGGGAAACCAAGCGGAATAGCAATATCACAGGCAACACATTGGGCGTTCGTACTAGATGATGAAACTGTTATATTATTGGCTACAGAGAAGTTGAAAATCATTGCCAGGGAAGCATTTAGACAGCGAGGTGCGTTCAAGGGTGGGGATAGTAACGCAAGCCTCGGCGTACTGATTAGAGTTGAAAGGTTAGTAAATCATGCCCTCAGTTGTTGACATATGTAATGAAGCGTTGGACTTGCTAGGTGCAGCAACCATCATCTCACTAACTGATAACTCTAAAGAAGCCAGGTTGTGTAACAGAAACTTTGAACCAGTGCGTGATGCCGTGTTACGCGCACACCCTTGGAATGTTGCGGTCACACGCAAAGAACTAGCCAAAGATGCTGCTTCTCCGGCCTTTGGTTTTACAAACCAGTTTACATTACCGACAGACCCTTACTGCTTGCGGGTATTATCGTTCTGGGATTCTAACGTAAATAACGAACTTGCCGCATATGACAGCAATGTCATGTATAAGATTGAAGGCCGCAAAATACTGTCTAACGAAGGCACTTGCAACATTGTCTATATCGGCAGAGTAACCAACACAGAAGAATATGACTCGCTTCTTTCAGCAACCATTGCGCATCGGATAGCGGCTAAACTTGCTTACAACATCACGGGCAGCGGAACTATAGCGCAAACTATGCAGGCGTTATACGAACAGAGGTTGCGTGAGGCCAAGTCTATAGATGCGATGGAGGGCTATCCAGAACAGCCAGTGGCAGACACATATACAAACATTAGGTTTTAGATATGGCCCGTGTATCCAGTATTGTTACCAACTTTCGTACTGGTGAAATATCGCCAAAGTTAGAGGGGCGTATTGACCTACAAAAGTACAATGAGTCTGCGCAAACAGTAAACAACATGGTTGTGTTTCCGTCTGGCGGTGTGACCCGTAGACCAGGCACATTCTTTGCTGGGCGTTCTAAGGACGGTGGCAAGGTAAGACTTATCAACTTTGAGTTTAGTGACGAACAGGCATACGTCCTAGAGTTTGGCGCAAGCTATGTGCGGTTCTACAAAGACGGTGGATTGCTAACTGAAGCCAACCAAACGATTACAGCCATAACACGGGCAAACCCTGCTGTTGTGACAATTAGTTCACATACGTTCACAAATGGTGACAGAATATTCATCAAAGATGTGGTTGGTATGTCACAAGTGAATAATCGTGAATTTACGGTAGCAAATGCTGGGGTGAATACCTTTGAACTATCAGGCGTAGACAGCACTAACTTTGATGCGTATGCAAGCGCAGGCACGGCTGCTACTATTGTGGAGGTTACGACAACCTATACCGTCACAGATATATTTGAGATTAACCACACACAGTCTGCCGATATATTGTACCTAGCGCATAAAGACCACGCGCCAGCTAAGCTTACACGCACCTCAGCTACTAGCTTTACACTTGCAGACATTGATTTTGTTGATGGCCCGTACTTGGATGAGAACGACACAGCAACAACTTTGTACGCATCTGCTGCCACTGGTAGCGTTACTATTACAGCTTCTGCCAATACGTTTGCTAGTTCTGACGTAGGCAGGCTGATTAGATTTAGGGAAATCCTAGAGATTGAACATGATGAGTGGGCTGCTAGTACCAGCTACGCTAACAACGCAACGGTCAGGTTTGCAGGGCATGTTTATAAACAAGCGACTGGAAGCACCCAAACATCTGGCAATACACCGCCAGTCCACCTTACAGGCACAGAAACATACGGCGCTATAGATTGGGAATACTTACATGACGAACACGGTCATGTAGAGATTACAGCGTTTACAAATGCGACAACAGTAACCGCTACGGTACACGCAGACCAGTATGGCAATTCACGTTTACCTGATAGTTCTGTTGGTTCTAGCAATGCTAACACACGCTGGTCATTAGGGGCTTTCGGCGGCGCACAAGGCTTCCCCAAGGCCGTTGGCTTTTACGAACAGCGTCTGTACTTTGCTGGTACTACAGGACAGCCACAGACCATATTTGGCAGTGTATCGGCAGACTTTGAGAACATGACACCAGGCACGTTAGATGACAGTGCGGTAAACCTGACGATTGCATCCGACAAGGTGAACGTCATCCGGCATTTGTTGCCTGCGCGTTTCTTGCAGATATTGACTACAAGTTCCGAGTTTACGCTGTCTGGTGGCACAGGTTCTACACCAGTAACACCAACAAACGTCAACGTGCTGCGTGAAACAACCTTTGGCAGTTCTGAGGTGCGTCCTGTACGGGCTGGAAACAGCACCATTCTAATCCAGAAAGGCCAAGAGAAAGTTAAAGAGATTACCTTTGACTTGGATACTGACGGCTTGTTAGGCATCGACTTGACTATCTTGGCTGACCATATTCCGCGTGGCGGGTTGATTGATATGGTCTGGCAGCAGGAACCAGAGTTAATCTTGTGGTTTGTGCATAATGACGGGCGGCTAGTGGGTCTGACATATGACCGTGCCAATGCTGCTATTGGATGGCATGACCACGCGATAGGCGGGTTTACTGCGCATGCAACAGTCACTGTTACTGATTACGCAAACATAGCGACTGGCACTACACTGAAACTGACTAAGAGTGACGGCACTAGCGTCACGTTTACATCTGAAGCATTGGGTAGCGGCGCACCGGCATCGACACTTGGCTTTAGACCTAACGCATCAAACAACGATACTGCTGACAATATATACACAGCTATCAATGCACATGCAGACTTTGTTGTGGCAAACCCTGCTGCTAACGTGATTACAATTAAAGAAGTTGCGCCTAGTGCTGGCGGGTTACTAACTATAGATAGTTCAGATACTACCAGGTTAGCTGCTACAAACCAGACAGGGGCGGTGGTAGAAAGTATTACATCTATTCCATCAGGCGCAGAAGACCAGGTGTATTTGTCAGTAAAGCGTGAGATAGACGGAAGCACAGTACGGCATATTGAGTTCCTTAAAACCATTGAGTTCGGTGATGAGGTTGAGGATGCGTTTTATGTGGACACAGGGCTGACATACAGCGGCGCTGCCACTAGCACAATAACAGGGCTAAACCACCTTGAAGGCGAGATAGTAACTATACTTGCAGATGGTGCAACGCATGATGATGGACATACAGCGGCGCTGCCACTAGCACAATAACAGGGCTAAACCACCTTGAAGGCGAGATAGTAACTATACTTGCAGATGGTGCAACGCATGATGATGAGACTGTGACTGACGGCAAGGTAACTTTGGATGTTAGCGCATCTAAGGTGCATGTTGGGTATGGGTACAGGTCTACATTAGAGACTTTGCGTATGGAATCTGGCGCAGATGATGGCATTGCACAGGGCAAGATTAAACGTATTCATGGCGTGACTGCACTTTGCGTATGGAATCTGGCGCAGATGATGGCATTGCACAGGGCAAGATTAAACGTATTCATGGCGTGACTGCGCGTTTCTTTAAGACTGTTGGCGCAGAGTTAGGGCCGGATGAAGAAAACCTAGACCGCTTACCGTTCCGCGATAGCAGCATGTCTATGGATGAGGCCGTACCGTTGTTCACTGGTGACAAGGAAATCTATTTCCCAGCGGGTTATGAGAACGATGCCCGTGTTGTTATCCGGCAGTCACAAGCGTTACCTATGACTGTGCTGGCAATTATGCGGAGGTCAAACACTTTCGATGCTTAGAATTGTGCCATTCAACTCTAGTCTTATTAACAGCATTGAGACTGACTTTGACTTTCCAGAAAGCATGAGGGCTGCGTTTGACAACGGGCAGCAAGTTGTAGGCTATGCAATCATGGGCGACAAGGATGTTGTTGCTGTTGGCGGTATACATGAGATGTGGCCTGGTGTTGGCGAGGGCTGGGTTGTTTTGTCCAAGCATGCGCCGAAATGGAAGCTGTCACTAGCTAGGTATGCTAAGACACTGTTTAGTAGTATACTGGCGACAACGACTTTACATCGTGTGCAAGCTAGTATTCACATGGGCGACCCAGAGGCGATTAGGTTTGCTAGATGGATGGGATTTGAAGATGAAGGTATTATGTATAAATTTGGGCCAGACGGTAGCGACTATTACCGCATGGCAAGGGTGATGTAATGATTGAACTTGCTGCCGCAGCCGCATTGGGTGGCGGGGTTATGGGCTATAAGGGCAATCAAGCTGCGGCTAAAGCTGCCAAGCAAACTGCTGAGTTTAATGCACAGGTTGCAGAGAATGAGGCAATCTTATTGCAGAGAAAGAAAGTTGCTGAAGAAGCAAGTATGCGGCAGTCAGCAGAACGCACTATTGCATCGCAGCGTGTAACAACAGCAGCATCTGGAATACAGATGTCAGGTAGTGCGTTGCAGGCATTGGCTGATTCGTACTTTGCTACTGAAATGGACGCGCTGAATATCCAATATGCAGCAGATATAGAACAAACCGCAAAGGTATCGGAGGCTGCATTAGCCCGTGCAGAAGGCCGCGCACGTTCATCTGCATTAAGAACACAGTCTTATCAATCTTTGTTACAAGGCGGTTCGCAAGCCGCACAGTTAATGGCGTGAGGTAATAATGCCCAAGATTCCAGTATACAGACAACAGGTAGAAGTAGCGGCTGGTGGCTTGGGGCCACGGGCAAGTTCTGCTGCATTTGAAGCACCTGGTCGTGCTGTGGCTGGTTTAGCACAGTCAGCAGGGCAAGTAGCGTTTCAGTTTGGTATGGCTGAGAAAAAGGCAGAAGCTGACAGAGTTTATAGAGAGTCATTAGCTACATATGGCGCACAAGCTGATGAGTTGGTAAACAACCCTAAAAGCAGTACGGTTCAAGGCTTTAATATAGAGGCTGGCGAGTTTAGGAAGAACGCGCTGAGTTCTATTGAAGCACGGGATGACTTGACGAGTAACCAGAAAGAATCAATCAAAGCAAGCCTTGGCGGGGTTATAGACCGCAAAATATCTGCTGGACGTAGTAATGTTTTTAGCAACCAGCAAAAAAGACGTTCCAATGATACAAATAAAGCACTTAATTATCTAATTGATGAAGGCGCAGCAAACCCTGCCAATATCAAACTTATTATGAACGATATTCAGTCCATAACAACAGACGCCCAAGCGCAAGGCTTAGATGTTAAAATGGATATGAATGATGTTTCGTTAGAAATAAGCAAGCGTGGATTTCAATTAAAAAACCTTGGCGATGAACAGGCATCTAATGCTGCCGGTCTTTTAGAAACAAGGCAGAAGATATTTGCAAGTGACCTTGGTAGAGATGAAAAAGCAAAGTTACTGAAAGGCAACCAATCAGCTTTAAGTCGTGTGAGAACTGTTGTAACTGACCAGTTGATAGGAACCGTAAACACTGTTGATGGCAGTAGAGAAGAACTTAGCCAATTTGCTTCTGATTTACGCGCTGGTAAACCAGTTACAGTCACAGTCAACGGTAAACAACAAGTCATAGACCCACAGGCATACGGCTTATCAAATAAAAATATAGCATCTTTAGCAAAAGAATTTGAAGCCCGTGCAAAAGAAATAGAAGACACGGTTTCTGATAGCGTAATTTTAAGCATGACTGATGGTGTAGAGGGGGCAGCTACTGTTGAACAAGGGTTCAGTGTTGTCGTGTCTAGTGTTCAAAGCGCAAAGAACTTAGGCAAAAGCGGCGAAGACATAGATGCTATGGTTGCTGAGTCATCAGAACAAACCGTAGACTCAGTGGCTAACTTAATAGATTCTGGTGATATTTCAGATGTTGCTGGGATGCGTAGGGCATTGGATATTGCTGAACAATCACTAACGCAATCTGTTGACGGTAGAAACCCAATATATAGGCTTAGTGGTTCTACTGGCGAAAAAGCGCAAACAAATGTTTCTAGGATTGCTAAGTTGCGCGGTGCATTAAACAAAGAGGTGCAGCGTCAAGCAAAAATAAAAGTTGGGGCAGACAGTATCGGAGATGGTACTTGGTATCAGGTTGTAGATAGCTTGAAGCCAGATGAAAAGTCATCTGCAATTTCCTTGGCTATGCAGGATAAAAAACCAGCACAAATATTTAATCTGCTTGAGAACAATGCCATCAAACTTGACAGTGTTGCGGCTGTTTTTCCTAGCGCATTATCACGCGCCCAAAGCCCAGCGTTTGACCCAGAAAACCCTGACAAAGTTGTTATGGACACTATAGAGTTATACCGCGTCATGCGTTTGAGGCCAGGCGTTGTGGCAAACCATGTTAATGATACGCAACGTGCGTTCTTTGATGCGGTATTGGATTTTGAACAGGCTTTTGGCACGGCTGGCGCAGTAGAGTTTGTTTCAAACGCTGCGCAGATTAGCGATGCCGATTTGGCTGTAAAGTCTAAATCGTTAGACAAGCGTGTCAAAGAGGTAATAGGAGACACATCGCAGGGAGGCTTCCTTGGCTTCTTTGAGACAAAAGCTACCAATTCATCTGATATTGAGGTGGCATTAAAAAAGCGCGCTAAAATGTTTATAAGATACGGGATGGAAGAAGGTAAGGCGCTTGATTACGCCAAGAAGGACATCACAAAAACTCACATGATGGTTGGCAATGTGTTGCTTCCAAGAATGGAAAATATGCCGCCTGATATAGAAAAGAAATCACAAGTGGCTATTGCTGAATTTTTGCTAGATAATCCAGATTCTGAACTTGAGGAAAAAGAATTAGCTATTAAACCAGCTATACCTGGTTCGCCTGACCTTTGGAATGTTGTATATGCTGGGGGGTTGCCTACTGGCAAACAATACACAAAAAGCCAGTTGGAAGATTTACTAGGTGCTGAAGCAAAAGCGGCTAGGGATGCTAGATTGGCTGCACATAACAGAAAGCAAAACGCTAGAATTAATGAAATAGAACAGTCTTTAGTATCGCCAGATGACATGATGCTTCCAGATGATGATGCTGGTAAATCACTGTTAGAAATACTTGGTTTTGGTGAATCACAACAATCAGAAGAAACTCAATAATGGCAGAACTAGATTACACCATAGAACCATTCCGGCCTGTTCTTAAAAAAGATATTTTGGCTGCTGAGAAAGAGTCTGAAATTTATGCCGAAAATATAGAATTTGGCGATGCTGTGTCTGCGGCGTTTCAAGAAGACAACATGATGTCTTACTTGTTTCGAGAAAATCCAGAGTATGAACCAGACCCAGACTTCAGGTTAGATGAAGAAAGTTATGATGAACTAACAAAAGATATACCTGAAGAATACAAAGATTTTGTTGTAGACGCAGTAAGCCCAGCGCATGCTTTAGAGTTGCGCAACAGAGTCCTGCAATCTATGGAGAACGAAAAAACACTAGCAAGTTATGGTTGGGGCGGCGTTGGTTTAAGGGTAGCGGCATCAATACTAGACCCAGCCGCTATAGGTGTGTCTGTTGCCACTGAGGGTGTCTTGGCACCAGCGGTTTGGGGTGGTAAGGCCACAAGGTTAGCCCGTGCTTTTTCTGGCGCAACTGGCGCAGCAGCGTCTAATGCCGCTATTGAAGCGTACTTAGTTTCTCAAAACGAAACAAAAGACCCATACGATATATTATATGCAGCCACTGCTGGTTTGTTTTTAGGTGGCGGCATAGGTTATTTGCGTGGCACAAAGCCTGACGAATTTACACAGGCGCTTGGCAAAGTCGCAGAAGATACCAATAAGGCGCAAGTGTCAGATGCCGCCAAAGTCGTTCAGGGTCGCATGGGTTCTGAAGAAACAATAGTCAGCCCAGAAGAAATAAACAGAAGTGTTGGCGCGGCTGAAAACCCAATGTCACGGCCTGTCCAGATTGATGATTTGCGCACAGACATGGATGACTATCTTTCTGATGTAGGCGACCCAGAAACATCTGTTTTTGGTAAGGCGCGGTTTGATATGACAGGCATGCTGAAGAAATCGTCTTTGCGTGGGATTAGATACTTCGGCAATATTCTTGGTGAAGATGCCGTTGGCTTCAACAAGGGTGGTGAGGCTTTAGAAGCAACAGCAGACATCATTAAGACAAACGGAATGAAGGGTACATTAGCCCAATATTACCGCGTGTATGAACCAGCCTACAGAGAGTGGGCAAAAGAGAACGGCATAGGTTACTTTAAGTCAAAGTTTGGCAGTTCAAGGCAGCAATTTGGCAATCTTGTGGGTCAAGCCGTAGAACAGCCAGGGCTTCCTGTATCATCGGCTGTTCGCCGTGCTGCTGGTGTTCAGTCAAGGCTGTTTGCTAATATGCTTGGCGAAGCCAAACGGGTTGAGGTTAAAGGCTTTGATTCTATTCCAGAGGATTTGACATACTTCACGCATCTATGGGATGGGTTCAAGTTCCAAAGCCTTGGCGTCAAGTACGGCACAGATAAGGTTCAGGCATTGTTGAAGGTGGCACTTAGCCGTGGAATGGCTGGTGTAGATGAGGAAATTACCGAAAAAATAGCCAAGAACATGACCAAGAAGTTGCGTAAAAAAGCCCTTGGCATGGAAAGCGGTCTAGCCCGTGCATTTACAACTGATTCAAAAGACGTACTGCGCGACATCCTTGTCGAAGAAGAAATATTAGAACAGGTGGATGCAGACCGACTAATATCACTTCTTGAAACACGCCCTGAAGGAATTTCACCACGGGCTAAGCGCCGCCTGAAGATTGACATAAATGCCGCGATTGATGTTGGTGACGGCAATATATTGCGCGTTACTGACCTGATGCAGCGTGATGCAGAACAGGTGTTCACACAGTATGTGACCCAGATGTGGGGCAGAATTGCACTGGCACAGAAAGGAATTCGTAGCGAGGCTGACTATACAAGGCTTGTTGATAGAACTAGGGCAGAGGCCGGTGATTTAGGTTTGGTTGAGGAGGATATTGCTGGCGATTTACAGACAGTTGATGTGCTTTATAACATGATACTAGGCCGTTCATCGCCATTAGTTGATGACCCGACTGGCACTTTCCCACGGATTGCAAGGCTTGTTCAGGATTACAATTTTATACGCCTTATGAACCAAGTTGGTTTTGCACAGGTAGCGGAATTAGGTAACGCCTTGGCCTTGGGAGGTTGGCGCGGTGTGTTGCAAAATGTGCCGGAAATGCGCCGCATGCTAAAACGCGCTAGGAACGGCGAACTAGAAGATGATGTGTTGAATGAAATTGAAGCTGCCGAAGGCATCGGCGCTGACCGCATGATACACCAAGCAATGAACCGCCATGATGCCCAAGACTTGTTTGTTGAAGGTCGTGGAGATTGGATTGACAAAGCATCATTCGCAATCCAGCCCCTCAAACGTGTGGTAGCTGACTTGTCAGGTATGGCACCAATTACGCTTGCGTTGGAACGCCTTGCTGCAAGAGTTGCGGTACAAAAGATAACTGACTTGGCGTTTAGTGCTAGAACCATGTCTGTGAAAAGAATACGCGGCCTTGGCTTGGATGATGATATGGCTAACCGTGTGTTTGAACAGATACGGGATAACGCCGCGACCACAGAATCAATGCTGTTCAGAAACCGCAAGATACGCAAAATCAACCTTGCTGAATGGGCTGATGAAGATGCGCGTGATGCGTTCCTTGTAGCTGTATCACGCATGACTAGGCAATCAATTCAACAGAATGACCTGGGCAACTTAAACAAATATATGACCACTACTATGGGTAAAATCATTACACAGTTCAGAACATTTATGCTTGTGTCTTATTCAAAACAGTTCCTGCACCATTTAGCTGCAAAAGATGCACAAGCTGCACTTGGTATGATATATTCAGTTGCATTTGCTGGTCTTAGTTATGTTGCGCAACAGCAAGTAAACGCTATTGGCAGAGAAGATGCTGATGAGTTTTTAGAAAAGCGCCTTGACCCAACAGAGATTGCAAAGGCTTCATTCCAGCGCAGTTCATGGGCAAACTTTATTCCAGCTATGGTTGATACTGGTGCTGCCTTAGTAAAAGAAGACCCTATATTTGCATATGGTCGCACAACGGGCATTGCATCAAACTTAGTACAAGGCATACCTACAGTAGACCTTGGAGAGAAGGCATTTGAGACTGTCAGCGGTGCGTTTGGTTCTTTAGTAAACGAAGATTTCCAATGGTCTAAAGGCCAGCAACGGGCATCAAACTCACTGTTACCGTTGCAGAACGCGCTAGGCATCAAACAAGGGCTAAATAAACTTGTGGAAGCAGCCCCAGAAACATCTCGCGTTGATTAGTATTTATAAAATACCCGTTATCTGCTAAATTACGGCTAGGAGTAAAACATGACAGTAAGTAGCACCAACACCAGAAATAGCTATTCCGGCAACGGAAGCACAACCGTATTCGCGTACACGTTCAAGATTTTTGACGATGACGACATTGCGGTTATTCTGCGTGATGATGCAACGGCTGCTGAAAGCACACAGACAAAGACCACGCATTACACTGTATCAGGCGTAGGCGATGCTGGTGGTGGCAACATTACTTTTGGCACAGCCCCTGCTAGTGGCAAGACTGTGGTGCTGATTAGGTCAACCCCCCTGACCCAGATTACGGACTATACACCTAACGACCCATTCCCAGCAGAATCACACGAAAACGCGCTGGACAAGCTGACATTTATCACGCAGGAATTACAAGAAGAAATAGGCCGTGCGGTTAAACTGTCTAAAACAAACGAGATTGCCACGGCAGAATTTACAGTTGGTGCATCAGCCCGTGCCAACAAGGTGCTTGGTTTTGACGGTAGCGGTGACTTAACAGTTCTACAAGAGATTGGCATCTTTAGAGGCACGGACGCTACTGTAACGACTGTAGACTATGATGCCCGTGACCTGGTTAAGTCCACCACAACAGCGCAGCTAAACAACGTATACATTGCGTTGCAGGATTCGCCTACTGGCACTGCACTTACAAACACTACTTATTGGGCATTGATTGTAGACGCTGTTTCGGCAGCGGCATCAGCCTCGGCAGCGGCATCAAGCGCATCGGCTGCGTCAACATCAGAAACAAATGCGTCCAACTCTGAGTCTGCTGCGGCTACAAGCGCATCGGCTGCGTCCACCAGCGCAACAGCAGCAGCTAACTCAGCGACAGCAGCCCAGACAGCAGAGGCAAATACACTAGCTGCATATGATAATTTTGATGACAGATACCTTGGCGCTAAGGCATCAGACCCTGCAACGGACAATGACGGTGACGCGCTAGTTGCTGGCATGCTGTACTTTAATAGCACAGATGGCGCTATGAAAGTCTACACAGGCACAGCTTGGGTAGCGGCTTACATCTCTGGTGGTTCTGTATTGTCATTGTCTGGTGGTACAATGACAGGCGACATTGTTTATGGCGATGATGTGGCAGCGGTGTTTGGTGACGACAGCGACCTAACTATCGTGCATGACAGCGGTAGCAACAACAACATATTCAAGGCTGATGGTTACGCTTTCCGCAGCAAGGCCAACAGTAACCTAACAATGGAAATGTCACCAGGCGCAACCAAGTCAGTTACGTTGTATCACCAAGGCAGTGAAAAGCTGGCTGTACGCGCAGGCGGTATTTTGGTTACTGGTGGGGTATCGGCAACATCAGTATCGGGCGATGGTTCTGGGCTGACGAACTTACCGGCAACAGGCGATGGCGGCATCGCAATGGCAATAGCGTTAGGATAAGGCAATGGCAAACGCATTTTTATCAGAGACAGATACAGCGGTAGGTACAGGTGCCGCAACGATTTACACCTGTCCTAGTAGCACTGAGACGACAATCATTGGTCTAAGTATTGCCAACATCGTTACATCACAGATTGCAGTTGATGTGCAACTTGACGGTTCGGGCCGCACATCTGGCGCGGTAGACAGCGTTTATCTTGTGAAGGATGCACCGGTTCCCGTTGGTGGTTCGCTGGTTGTTATAGGCGGCGACCAGAAAGTTGTGATGGAACCAGGTGATGTATTGAAGGTAACGTCAGACACAGCCTCATCTGCCGATGTGCATATGAGTCACCTAGATATTACATAAGGATTAGCCAATGGCATACCTTGGGTTATCACCGGCAGTACAAACCACAGCAATGGCCTATCAGGACTTGACTGGTGGCACTGGCACATCTTTTACGCTAGACCATCCCGTAGGTAACGCTGCTGAGATAGAGGTTTTTGTAAACAATGTCCGTCAGGAACCTACCGTTGCGTACACTGTAAGTGGCACTAGCTTGTCTATGACAGGCAGCATTGTTGCTACAGATGATTTCTATGTGAACTTTCAAGGCAAAGCCCTTGTAACATCTACTGGCGGTGGTGGTGGTGGCACATTCAAAGGTGAGAATGGTGAGATTAATGCTGGCGGTGGCGACATCTTCCGTGTCCATCAGCAACAGCTAGACACCAACACAACCATTGATGCAGATGAAAATGCACTGGCTGCTGGCCCATTGACTGTAGCAACAGGGGTAACACTGACGGTAACATCCGGCGGTAATCTGGTGATAGCATGAGTGAATTACGAGCAGACACAATCACAGCAAGTGATGGCACCAGTCCAGTCACGCTGACTAAGCAAGAGGCGGCAAAGGTTTGGTGCGCTTACGATAGTTTTGCACAAGCTATAGATGGTTCGCTAAACGCAAGTTCTTTAACAGATAATGCAACAGGCGACACGACTATCACGTTTTCTTCAGCGTTCAGTGCGACTACTGAAATGTGTTTTGCTGGTATGTCTTCAGATGATTCGTCAAGCAACAAGCACGTTATGAACATTTCTTTTGCAAGAATTGGTAGCACCCCGTATACAACAACTACTGTTAGGATTACAACTAACTTTGACGGGCAGACCACTACTTTGCAGGATGCGGATTTTGCGCATACTATAGGAATGGGAGACTTAGCATGAGTGAGATAAAAGTAGACACACTCACAGGCAAGACCACCGCCAACGACATCACCGTGACTGTTGGTGCTAGTGCTACTGCTAAATTGGAACAGGGTCTAGCGAAGGTTTGGGCAAGGTATGACCAAATAAACAATGTCAATCGAGATTCATTCAATATCAGTTCAATCTCTGACCAATCAACTGGCGTATTCGGTTTGTTTTATTCAAATAATTTTGACAACATTTACTATGCCACCGCTGGTTCGACTAACCAACATAGACGCTTCCAAGTGAACGGCACAGGTGAAAGTGAACAGGCAACAAATCGGGTATTTTGTTTAGTCACAAATGAACAAACAGCAGCAAGAGATATGAACATAATTGGCGTTCATATTCACGGAGATACCGCATAATGGCTGGAAAAATTATAGCAGACCAGATTGAACACAGCACAGCAGGTTCTCTGGATACATCTTATGTGGTGAATGGTAGTGCAAAGGCTTGGTTTAGCGCAGTTACTTGGGCAACAGCAGATAATAGCTTAAATGTGTCATCAATTTCAGACGATGCTACTGGGCAATCAACCGTATCTTGGTCTAACTCTTTTGCTGATGACGATTACACTATTGCTGGTTCGTCAACTGATTCTGATGGTATTGTATTTTTTACAGGTGCAAAAGCCACAGGAAATTGCCCTGTTTATCATTTTGGTGGGTTAGCTGGGAGTTCTGCTTATAATGACAAAGAGATGACCGCAGACTTTCACGGAGACCTCGCCTGATGACCCAGACACCATCATTCAAAGGCACCCACCTGTTTGACCGCCTATGCTGGGCAAAGGAAAACCTAGACGCTGTGCAGTCAGACTATCGTGTTGTCTATGAGGACAGCGTTGATGAGTGCGCTAAGATACTTGTGCCTGACCCTAACTGGATGGCGTGTGCATTGCAGGGCGGTATCTTCCAAGCACAACCTGACTTCAAGAAGCATACTCGTGGCTATCTGTTGCATAAGACAGAACCAATGCCAGCAATGACTGAAGAAGAAGCAATAGAATACCTAATTATGAAAGATTGCCCACAGCATGTGTGGCGCAATTGGGATGAAGGCAACAAACCTAAAATGGTTATATGCCGTAAAGAACAGCTTCCGGGTACACGTGAGTGGCGCAACGCTTGGAAGATTACTGAAGAACTTAGCGTCACCGATTTAGCAGCCTAAGAGGAGAAACCTAATGGCACAAACATACATCGTAGATAAGGACGGGAATCAGATTGATGCTTCAACTGCAACTGTCCCTGCTGACCGTCACTTCCGTGGTGCATGGTCATTGAATGGCTCAGTCATCTCAGAAGACATGACAGCAGCCAAAGCAATCTTCAAGGACAAAATCCGTGAGGTTCGCGCACCACTGCTTGATGCAGAGGACGTAGTGTACATGAAAGCACTAGAAGCTGATGACGCAGATGCAAAAGCAGCATCAGTAACTAAGAAAGCCGCACTGCGTGATGCACCAGCCGCTTCTGCAATTGGTAGTGCTTCAGACATTGCAGCATTGAAAGCAGCTTGGGACACAAGCGTACTTGGCGATAGCCCTTACGCATAAGGATAAGTAGATGGCACTGACACAAGTAATAGGCGATGGTTTGGCAACAAGTGGATTGCCAGAAGGTACTGTGGTTCAAGTTAAATATCGCAACGTGATAAACAATAATTTTTCTTCAACCAGTGCTAGTTTTACAGATATTGACAATTGGTATGTAGACATTACGCCTAAATCATCAAGCAATATCATTGTAGTTCAAACCACAATTACTATGAACCTTAATGACCAAGATGGCTATGCACAACTTAGAATTGTAGATTCTAATAATAGCGATACGAAATGGAATACAAACGACCGTATGGGTAGTGCAGCATATTATCAAGCCACGACTGTGTGGTTAGACTATCCCTACTTTCACATAAACACCGCCGGAACAACAAACGCAATGCGATTGCAGTTTCAAGCGCAAATACAAAGCGGTGGAACGCTAACTAATCAATGGTCAAATGCTGATGACAGGATAATTATGGCTATGGAGATTGCCCAATGAATGTAACAGACGCACTAACTGAACTAGGCATCACCGAATGGGTACTTCGTGGTGAGCCAACTACGGAGGCTCAGTTTAATCAGATGTTCCGTAAGGTTACTGGTGCTGACTCTAATGGTAGTGCTATTGAATCATCCACACCAAGCGACTTTGGTGTAACTTGGTCACAGGTGTCAGCTAAGAAAACGGAACTTGTTAATGCAGAGCCTATGCGTTTGCTCCGCGCAGAACGTGACCGATTAATTGCAGAAACGGATTGGTGGGCATCATCAGACCTAACCATGACATCTGCCCAGACAACATACCGCCAAGCCCTACGAGACATCACAGACAGTGCCACATCACTAGATGATGTCACTTGGCCTACGAAACCATAAGGAAGAACGATGCCATACATAGGTAAATCCCCATCAGTAGGAGTTCGCAATCGTTTTGTATATCAGGCGACAGCAGGACAGACTAGCTTTAGTGGCAGTGACCAAGATGCAAAGGTACTGACCTATCAGGATAGCCTGTACATGGACGTGTATCAGAATGGTGTCCTACTCAAACCCGGTACAGACTATACAGCCACGACAGGTACAACAATGGTACTGGTCACAGGGGCATCCCTCAATGACGTAGTTGAGATGATTATCTATGACACATTCTCTGTAGCCAACAGCTACACCAAAGCAGAGGCTGACACACGCTATCCATTCAAGGGCAATGACAGCATCATCCGTTTGAATGGGCAGACCATCACAGCAGACATCACGATTGACAGCGATGAGAATGGCGTATCGGCTGGCCCTATCACACAGGACAATGCCACCGTCACTGTTAACGGATATTGGAGTATCGTATGACCAGTCAGTTAAATGTAGATACCATTGTAGATAAGGCTGGCTCTGGCGGTACAAATGTCAAGGTGGCTAATACATCTACCTATGTGTCAGATGGTGGTAATGCTTCGCAAGATATAATCCCATGTCTTTTAAAAGCGAGAAGTAATACAAATAGTGCTGGTACTGATTTTTATGAAAGATTTAATATTGCATCTTTAACTGATGTGGGTACAGGACAACAAACGCATAACTTTACTAATCCATTTACTGCAAGTGTTTTCACACCAGTTGCGTCAATGCGTAGTGTAGGCACTACCTCTTCTTTCTGTGATTGGGCTGGAGCTACTGGGGTAACTACTTATAGCTATAATGGTAGCGCATATGTAGATAACTTTATGCAAGTACTAGTAGCAGGAGACCTCGCATAATGGCTAGTTTACTTAAAGTAGATGCACTAACAGGTGTAACCACCGCTGGCTCTATTAGCGTTACTGGCGAAGGCAACTCAACCACAACTAATCTTCAGCAGGGGTTGTGTAAGGTATGGTCACGTTTTAATGGTTCTAGTTTTGCTGGTGTTGACAGCTTCAATCAAGCAAGTGTCGCAGATGATGGAACAGGTCAGTATACGGTAAATATGACCAACCCATACTCCGCAAATGAAGGGTCTCACACAACTTGTTCGGGTGCTTATCACGCCAATAACAGGGGTGGTGGTTCAGCTTCTACTGTATTAATTGGAACTTACAACTCCTCACACTCCGCTGCGGATGAAAGCAGAGTTTTTGTTCTTTCACACGGAGACCTAGCATAATGGCAAGCGAACTTAGAGTAAACACCCTGAAGGATGCCGCTGGGAACAACAGCGTGGGTATGGAGTATGTTGCAGAGGGTACAGCAAAGGCGCACGTTAGATTTAATGGCAGTGGAACAGTTGCAATTTCTGGATACTCACTAAACGTGTCATCAGTTACGGATTTGGGTACAGGAAATTATGAACCAATTTTGACAAACGCACTAGCGGCAAATCAAGGTATGCATATGAGAAGTAGCAACAGTTACCAATGCTGGGATAGCAATTCTGGTGCTGCGAATAAAATGCCAATAAATACGTCAAATGCATCTGGAACTTTAGGTGACACTGGACGATGTTACTGTTCAGTACATGGAGACCTCGCATGAGTAAAGCAGCAGAATTAGCCGCGCTGATTGGTTCAGGTCAGGCGCAGGGTAATAAGAATTTTATAATCAATGGCGATATGCAAGTGTCACAGAGAGCCACAGGTGCTACGGCTGTTGGTTCAGGATATTACACAATCGACCGATTTAAGACACATAAAAGTAACGATGGGGCTTTTACCATTGAGCAGTCAACAGATAATCCTTTTGGAACAGGCAACTCGCTGAAAATGGCAGTAACTACAGCAGATACAAGTGTTGCTGCGGGACAGTATCTTTTCTTGTCTCAAAGTATAGAGGCACAAAATTTACAGTCTTTATTATACGGAACATCTTCTGCTAAAACTGTTACATTGTCGTTTTGGGTAAAGTCTAATAAAACTGGGACATATGTAATAACTCTATATAAGAGTGATAATACAATCTCTGTAATTCCTGTTGAGTACACAATTGACAGTGCTAACACTTGGGAAAAGAAAACAATTACAGTAACCCCTACTGCTGGGGGAACATCACTGATTACTGCATCAGGAGGGGCAATAGACAACAACAACGCGGAAGGTATGATGGTTATATTTGGGCTTGCTTGGGGTTCAACTTACGCTGGTGGAACAAATAATACTTGGTCTTCTAATTCAAATCATTACAGTACATCTAATCAAGTAAACTGGATGGATAGCACAAGTAATAACTTTTACTTATCCCAAGTCCAGCTTGAAATCGGAGATGTAGCCACGCCGTTTGAACATGAGAACTTTGGAACTACGTTAGAAAAATGCAGAAGGTACTTTCAGTCCGATTCTTGTCATCTAGGTTACAATCTTGGTTCTGGAAATTACGCTGTTGCAAGTTCTGGTACAGTGCAGTTTACACCTAAAATGAGAGCCACGCCAACAGTATCAGGAACTCTTAG